TTAAAAGACCACTTGATGGGTTATATGTTAAACCTGTGTCACTTTCTGCTCCTTGAGAACCAGTAGCACCATCAACAAAGATAGGATATACAGTTTCGTCTGTAGAGTTATTAGCTGAAACAGTAATGTTATCAGCAGTACCTGTTGTATCTTGGTTAAGAGTTCCTACAGTAAAATCAAGAGTATTGTCTCCGTCTTCGTAAGCTACAGTTATTCCTGATTCTGTGTTAGAACTAACCATTGCTCCAACTGTATCAGCTATATATTCGTTAAGTGCTGTTCCATCTACAGTTATCGCATCAGCTTCAAGAGTTCCATCTATATCTGCATCTCCACTAATATCTAAGCTTGTTGCATCTACTTCTCCTGCTACTGTTAATACGCCACTTGTTAGTGTTAATAAATCAGTATCACTTGTATGCCCTATAGTAGTTCCATTAATATTAATATTATCAATAACAGCTTGAGTAATAGCACTATTAGTTCCTAATGTTGCTCCGTCAACAGAACCACCATTAATATCTGCTGTATCTGCTACTAATGCATCAGTAGTTACTGTACCATCAAAATACGCATCTTTAAATTCTAAAGAACTTGTACCTAAATCAATATCATTATCTGTAACAGGTACAACTGCTCCATCGGCTATGTATAACTGTTGTACAGCACTACTAGATACTTCAACATAAAACTCAATGTAATTATTAGTTGTATCAATTAATACTTTGTTATTTGGAGAAGTTTCTCCTGCATCTCCAATCAATCCTATAACAGGTCCTTCGGCTGTTGTGCCATCATGTTTATGTCCTGTTGAATTGTGAAAAGCGTTTACGAGTTGGTTAAATTCATTATTAAATAATGCTGCAGTGATTGTATCACCATCTGCAAACGAACTCTGTCTAGTGTAACTTGCCATTTGTTTTTATCTCCTGCCTGAAGGTATAAAGTCTACATAGAGACCATTAATTGTATAAGGTGCTTTATTATCATCACTTATAAATGTAAAATTATTACTGTGTCCACTTCCTTGTAGTGGTATTCTTGTTAAAGGATTTTTTGAACCACGAAAAACATTAGTTCCAAAAATAGCTTCACCAAAAGTAGATGCTGGATTTATAACTCCTAAATCAAATAATCCATTAGGTTGTGGTATATCACCACTATTATAATCAAATCTAACTTGTAAGTCTGGTTCTACAATTCCTTCTGAACTTGCAGAAACTTTTATAAAGTGTAAAGTTTTTAAAGTACCTAAATCTCCATAATCATAATCAGGTGTTTCATATCTTGCTAGAATGTCAGTACCATCAAAGTCATTGCCTGTATCGTGATTATACACATACCCTGTAGTAGAACCATGATAATACTTTTCAACACCATTATTATTAAATCCTGAACCTGCTTCGGTAACTTCTATTCCTCTTGTTTCTGACCACTCAAAACCGTTTGGTCTTAATGTTCCTATTACACCTCTTTGCTGATTAGCATTTAAAGATGTATTTGTAAAAAATAATCTGTATTGTGATTTTTCTCTAATAACAATACTACTAACTGTAAAAGTGTTAATTGATTCTGCAAACTCTGTAAGCAAAGGTTGTATATTTTTAGAAACTGTTCCTAATTCAACGTCTCCAATTCTTGCAGTACCAGCAACTGTTCTTAGTCCGTCTGGTGCTAAAAAGATAAGATCACCACCTATCTCTTGAATACTATAACCACTTAAACATCCAATGTTTTTTGCTACGGGTATTACTACCGGTGTGCCATTTATATCTTGTAACTTAAATATACTATTTTCACAAAATATAAACAGTTCATTACGGAAGCTTTTTAATCCTACTATTTGGTCTGATAAGGTTATAGAACCTGAACCAGTACCATTAAAAGTTGTAGGGTCTAGTAGTGTACTATAATAAACTGTACTAAGATTATCTTCTACACCTGCAACAACTAAATGTTTATCGTGTATTTCGCCATGTGTTGCAAACTTAGTACTTGTTACAGTAACCTCACCACTATAATATGTTCTAGTATTAACATTAGAACCCGTGCCTTCCATTCTAAAATAATAAGGTTCGTTAGCTCCATCACAGATAATTAACATACCATAGTCATAATCTGGTCCTTCAAATAAAGAAAAACTAATTTGACCTTGTGATGTTCTTGTTAATGTGCTACGACCAGTAAAGGCTGTATAATTATCACCACTGCCTGATACAGAACTTCTACTTACATTTAACCAACTTGTTCCATCTTGACTAAAATAAATTCCAGTAGCTGCACAAGCTATAACTCCATCAGCATATGGGGTAACACCTAAAATATTTGTTGTGCTACCTGTAACCTGAGTATCACCAAACTTACTAAAACCATTAATACGTCTATAGCCACCCTCAATAGAGACTTCAAAGTTTCTTAGGTCTGTAGCTATTCCGGGGCTTTTTAATAAGTCTATAGAATTTGTAGACCTTACTAACCCACCAGAACACGCAACAGTATAGGGTTGTGATGCTGCCATATTTTAAAAATATCTTCTATCGTCTGTCATTGCACGAGGAGTAGGATTAATCAAATTAGATTTCATACTTCTCATAGCTTTTTTATAATCATCCATAGCAAACGCTGCTTGTTGTGGTGATTCTTTAAACTGCCAAATATAATATCTTGTTTTAGCAGTTATAACATTTGTATATTGTTCAGGGAAGACAACTGTATCTCCGTGTGCTGATAAAGCTGTAGGTTTTTCAAATGCATAAAAATGTACATTATACACTTTATCAGGAATTGGACTTAATCCAAACTTTCTATTATCTGGTGATTTAATTACAAATCTTGGTTCACCATATGCTTGAGCATTTGCATCGTCTTCATTTTCACTGTCTCTATAATATCTTTTCCAATCAGCTAAATTTAAAAATTTTAATCCTTTTGAGACATAAGGAGCTGATTCACCACTTACGCTAATAGTGGTTAAATAAAAATCATCCCAATCTATCGAAGCGTAATCATCTTTAACGCTTGAACTACTTGCTTTTAACTCGTACCATCTAGTACCAGCTACGGTAGCTACGGTTACGTTTCCATAGAATGGGTCAGTTTCACCACTTTGACCTACTGTAAAAAATGGTAACTGGGGTTCTTCGTTTGCTATATCAAATATAGACTTATTAATGGCATCCTTTACAAACTGTTGAAGTCCTACAGCACCTGAAAAGTTTGCAGAAGTTAATGGTATTTCATTAAGTTCTCTGAGTACTTCGTTTGTTAAGCCTAAATATGTTGTTGCCATTATTTTTTATTTCCTTTCCCCAATCTTTTTAGTTTTTTCAATATAACTACCAACTACTAAACTATCGTTGTAACCAGCCATTTCTTTACATTTCTCTTCTTTTTCTTCAATAGACTTGTAATCTGCACTATATGTTTTTTGTTTTTCCATTATTATTCCTATAAAAAAGGGGAGGAGTCCGAAAACCCCTCCGGGGGTTATTGTTTTATCAAGACTTTAAATTGTATTATTAATCAGCTTGAGTTGTTGTAATACCATCTTGGACTTTACATTGTCCGTCAAGATACCAGTTAGTGCCGTCAGACCACACATGGACATAATCTCCATGAACTGCCTTATTGGCTACTAATGTAATTGTATCTGCATCTGTAACTGTAGCTACACTTCCTGCTGCATCTTCTGGAGAAGATACATTACCTACAATAATATTAGCACTAGATGCTGTTACTATTGTATGAGAACCTGTAGGTTCAGTTGCTCCAACATAAAACCAATACTCTAGACCTGCTGCAGGTGAAGGTAATGTTTGTATTCTAGCTGTTGCAGTATTCATAACAAAACGAGTACCTGATTCTGCTGCAGTAATTGTGTTTGCTGCAGTTATCGACTCTGTGTCTGAAGGTTTCTGAACTTTAGTAGCTAATTCACGAACATCGCTTACTCTTGCTGAGTTACGTCCTGTATCTCTTATATTTACGATTGCCATGTTATTTACCTCGTGTAAAATTTATGTGTTAAAAAAAGAGGAGGAGTCCGAAGACTCCCCCAAGGTTGGCATTAGTCAATGCCGTAGAAAGCACCTACTAAAGCTTCATCTCTAAGTACTTTCGCACCATAGACATGAAGACCTCTAACGATATCACCGAAAGAACTAGGGTCTCTAAGGACCTCAGTTGAGATGATAGTTTGAGCAGTAGCAGTAGATGAAATATGTCCAGCTATACATTTACCAGCAGCATTAGATGTGTCAGCAATGTTATTTGATTTGTACATATCAAATCCACGTAGTTTTCCACTTGATACTAAACCATTTCTGATTGAGCCTTGTCCTGCATTGTAGTCTACTGACAACAATTTAGAACTAGATTGTCCTAGAACTTCGTAGAAATCAGGACTTGCAACAAACCAACGACCTTCTTCAGGTACGTTCTGTTCGTCTAATAGTCTTGCCATTCTACCCATAAGGTCTAGAGGGTCATGTTCACTAGAATCAAAACCAATATCTAGATTACCTGTTCCATCAAAAGTTCCAGCAGCTAAATCTGTAGCATTGTCAGAACCCAACACGTGGTTAGGTGATGAAGCAGACAGTCCACTAAACATTGTTGCTATAACAGCAGCATCATATGAATCTTTCAATGCATATGCAGCAGAGCTGGAAGCAACCTCTTTGAAGTTGACATGTGACATTTTAGTTTCAATATCATCTACGATGAATTTGAAAGCTTTAGCACTATCAACAACAAGAGTAGTTTCTTCGTCTGTTAGTTTTGTTGCAGTGGTATCACTACCCCTTGTATAATCTGACACAGAAATGACAGGTTCTTTGATAATCTTTACAGAGTCTCCATAAGCAGTTATTTCACCAGAATAATCGGTGTTAGTAATAGCTTCTACAACCGAAGACTTTCTAAAAAAGTTTAAAACCTTTTTAGAATAAACGGAAGGTAGGAAGAAACTATTAGTTTGTCCACTTACAGAGTTACCAAAGTTAGCATTAGTATCAGGACTTGGTTCAAAATATTGAGCCATGTTTTACTCCTAAGTTAAAAATTAATAATTATGATTTCGCAATTCTACCTTGTTGCATAGCTTCACTTATTTCGGCTTCATGCCGATCAAATTCGTCTATAGATAGAGCTGCAATCTCCTTCTCAGTCCAAATTTTCTCCTGTGGTGGTTCAACCGTTGTTGTTTTAGTTGAGACCATATCAGCAGCAGACTTTTTAGACTTTTTAGAATTTGACTTCTTCGGTGCAACATCCATACCAATGTCTTTTTTAAATAAATCTAAAGCTCTTGAAGCTAGGTCAGCATCATCAGCATTGTTGTATATCCAATCTTGAATAGACTTCGGTTGCTCTTTTGCCCAACCATGAAAGTCATCGCTGTTTCTGATATCCTCAAAATCAGGATGCTTATCCATCAATCGCTTTTCAGCATCTTTACGAACTAGTTCTTGTTCACGATCTTGTAGTCTTTGAATCTTCTCTTTTAAATCTTTAGATTGCTCTTCCGATTGTAAATGAGAAACAGTTTCTACAACTTCGTATACATCAGGATACTCTGCTTTAAACTTTTCAAGTTCTTCTGGAGATTTCGGAGCTTTATAGCTTTGTCTGTTTTTAGCAGCTTCGTCTAATAACTCTTGTTCTCTAGACTTAAATTCATTTAACTTAGAGTCATAATGTTTTTTCAAGTCATCATAGCGTTTCTTGTAGTCTGGTCGCTTGTAAGGTTCATCTTTTGGAGTCTCCTCTTTAGCTTCCTGCTCTACAGGTTCTGCTACTTTAGTTTTGGTTTTTGCTTTGGGCTTTTCGAAAAAAACTCCATTTGCATCTTCAAAACCTATTTCGTCTTCAGTATGCCATGATTTTTTCATATTATAAGGATTGGCATTTTCCTCTTGTACTTCTGTAGTCATATTCTTCTCCTACGGGGGCTTCGTTTAACAAGGTAGCTGCTTGTGCACTGCAGGGCTTGTCTTGTAAAGGTAGCCTTTCGGTTTATAAAATGATAGGGTGCTTATGACATAAGGTAGCCCTACCGGTAAATTTGTTTAGCTTCTGACGTGTTCCTGATTAGGGTCAAGCATCATTTTAGATTTAATACCTTTCGATATCTCATCTTCATCTTCAAGACCTTTAGGGCTATCTACTGATTCTTTAACAATCCGAACCTCTGGTTCTTTTTGTTCTTGAATAGGTAGCTCTACTCTTTCTTCAGGCTTTCCACCTTCAGCTAAACCTTGTCTTTCATCTGCTTTGGCTTCAGCATCTTTCATCATTGACATTAAATTGTCACTTCCGATTTCTTCTACAGCTTTCGCAGTAAAGACAAATTCTCCATCAGATAACCTTGCAGGTATACTGTCAGAGACTCCTGAACCCGGACCTTCAACAGGACCAGACCCAGCAAATTCTTGTGCAACATCTATAACTTTATCAAATATCATTGATAGTTTATCGTTGCCTTCTAATATATTCATTAAAAAATCTTCTTCTTCTTCGTCAAGAGCTTCATCAAGTATGAAGTCTAGATATTCATCTTCCATTGTTTCGTCTGACTCCATAGGAGTTTCTGGAAGTATATCTTGTTCTTGCTCTTCAGGAAGAGAAACTGGTTCATCCATCATCATTTCGTAATCTTCGTGTGTAGCACCGGGCATTACAGTCCCATCAGGCATTATATGAGTTTCTCCACCTGTTTCATATTTTTTTCTTTGGACATCTTTACCAGCATGATAACCTTTTCTATACATATCCATATCATCTTTTAATAAACTCATATCTTTTTCCTATTTATCTTTTGCTTTTCCTACATTAAGTGCAAACCAATCTAAAACTTTATATAGCTTTCCAACTATTTTATCGTCTTGAGGTGTAGGTGTTAAGGCAGCTATTAAAGATGCTCCAGCAACTAACCAAGGTATAATTTGAATTATTTGTATTACTGTTGAAATAAAATCTAACACTATATATCCTCCTCTTTTCTATCTATAGCTTCTTTAACCTGCTCCCGTAGCTGCTCTAAGCGTACCAGAGAATTGATCTTCCCCTGCAACCGGAACATTTCCGATTCCGATGTTGCCACCACCAGTGCCTGTAACTCCAAGGTCTTGAGGTTCTGCAGGTGTTCCAGCAAGGCTTCCCATATTATTTTGTTGCCCGTCAGGGCTTTGAGCTTCAGGGCTAATTGTTTGTCCAACATTTTGCATTCCTATAATTTGTGCCATAATTGCAGCTTCTTCAGGGTCGTTGAGTATTTCATCAGGGTCTAAGTCTAAGCTGTAGGCAAGTTCACTTACAAGTTTAGAAATTTTAACAAACGGAGCAATAGCAGGATTTTGTGCAGTTTGTAAGAAAGTAGTTAGTCTTTGACTTCGTACTTCTTTTTGCATCAAGCTATTAGTTCCAGTAGCTTTAACTTCTAAATCACCGTTGACATCTAACCCACCTTCAAAGAACTGCATGTTCCATTGAAAGAAAGCTTCTCCTAGAGGTCTTAATAAAAAGTCGTCAAGGTTTTTAACAACTGTTTTAATATTTAAACTTGATGCACCTAATAACATAGACATGCCTGAAGCAGTCCTTGTCATACTTTGTACACCTGTTTGTCCGTGTGAATAACTAGGTATGCCTGTTTGTTCGTCTGCAAGTTGTCTAAACTTATCAAACATCATCATATTTTCTGGTGCTGTATTAGGAAACTTCAAACCATGTATAGCTTGTCCGGGCATTCCAGCTTGTCGTCTGAATATTTTACCCGGATATATTTCCATAGATTGTCCACCAACAAGAGCAGACTCATCTACATCAAACACCAAAGACCCAGCCATTGCTAGGTTATCTACAGCCATTCTCGCATGACCGTTCATAATTTGTTGGCTATCATCCATATTTTCAGCTACACCAATACCAAAGAAATTATAAGGATTTCTTTCGTATGGGAAAGCATGATATGGTATTCTATAAGGAGTAAATGGATTAACTACTGCTCTTAATAGACTATCACCACATATCCAAGCATTTACTTGGACTTCATCTAAATCATCAATATCATCTGAAAGTTCTATACCGACTTCACGGGCATACTCTGCATCCATGATTCCCCAGTATTCTAAGACTTCAAAGTTTGTTTGATAATCTTCATCAGCTCTAGCATCATCTTTTAAATGTGACTCAAAGCTTTTTTCTTCGTAATTAGCTCCCATTTGTAAACAATTACGGATAGCATCCTCATTAAAGTAAGGCATGTTACGCAGTTGTCTAAGTTGAGATTTGTTTAGTTTGTGTCTGTGAATAACATACTCACACTCTTCAACACTAGTAGCTGCAGGGTCTGGATAAAAATCCCAACAACTAACAAACTCAATGCGAGGAACTCTAACCTCTAAAGGGTTATAACTTCTTTCACCATCTTCACCAGTTTCCCACTTGTGAAGTTTCTTATTAAAATTAAATGGTCCTTTTACAATCCCTGTACCAAGTAAAGAAGATTCTAAAAGAGCATTTCTTATTTCTGAGGAACCTTTTGATTCATCTATTTGATCGTGAATAAGTTTTTCCATTCTCCTTGCAGCTTTTTGTGCTGGAGAAATTTCTAAATCAGTTGGTAATGGACTTAATCCTTCAACCAATTGATCTTCAACTTTATCCTCTAAAGACTCTTCAAAAACTCCTTTATTAAATGTTGCTCCGGGTTTAAGAACTTTTCCATCACCTTCGTAACCAACATCGTATGGATTTTCTATTCGGTTACCAATATCATCTGGTAATTCACCACCACCCATTGTATTTTCTAATCCGGGTGCACCTGTTTGTGTATCTAGGTGTGCATCAGCTAATTCGCCTTCAGGTATTTTAGTTTCAGCTATACCAATTGGAAACTTACCTGTACCAAAGATTACATCAACAAGTTGACCAAAAGCAGCAAGTACTTTTGTTTTAGTAATCTTTACAAAGATACGAGACTTTTCTGAGTCTCTAAACTTAACAGACTTATTGTAAAGTCCTCGATAATTTTCGTAAGCTCTTAACCAACGAGATTCATCTGACCGTCTTGAGTCTTCAGCTACAGTAAACCTTGCTTTAATAATACCAACAAGATTAGTTTTTTGTTCTACTTCAAGAGCAAGTTCTTTACCAGCTTCTCCTTCAACATCTTGATACAGATTGTCAGCGTTTAAAAATGTATTATTGTTGTCTGCCATAAACTTTAATATCCAAATGTAGAATCAGCCGGTTGATGAATATCTGCTTTTAATCCTCTCAACCTATCAAAAGTGCTTACCAATCTTGGTCTGCTCATTATCATATAACGCAATGCATCATATGCGTGATCGGAAGCATGTGTATCCACATCCTCCGGATTGTTCTTTGATAGTGGTATAGACTGTATCTCTCGTATTAAGTTTGGACATGTATTAAATATCTGTAACTTAGGTCTACCATTCTCTTGAACCTTTAGAAACTCATGTATCTGGATTTTTCCTTGTACCCTATTTTTATCTGCCGGTCTAAGCTTATGTCCTGCTCGTACAAGTGCTTCTCCAACAGTAGGTCCTGTAGTACCTGTTCTAGCCCACGCTGCTGTATCCAAGACACCAGAGACCGAGTAAGGGTCTTCTAGTTCCATACTTGTTATTATACTACCTAATTCTTCTCCTGTCAAGCCTTTTTTGTATAATTCTCTATAAATTATTAAAGTTCCGTCATTTTGGTCCATAATTCCCCATAAACAACAGCTTTCTGCAGCATATCCATAGTCAACTGCTTTAACTCTTTCCCAATGTGCCGGTAATTCAAAAGGAGTAATTACGTGTTGTGTTGGGTCAAATTCTACAAATGCTGCACCTTCTGCCACATCCCAATTCCCTTCGAGTAGTTGTCTACGCTGAATAGGTGGTAAAGATTTAAGCATTTGCTCATAAACACCATCTTCTGCAAGATATGGATTATCAGCTAATTTTGCAGGAATAAACTTACGTGTTAAACCATCAGCACCTTCAAAAGATTTATTATGTTCAGATGGTTCTATATATCTTTTCTTTACCCAATGTGAACCAACACCACCGGGGTTAGCAGTGCAGCGAAGATAAGTTTGTATTTCTGGGTCAGTAGTTCTAAGTCGTGAAGCAAGATAGTTCCAACTAAATTCTGTGGGTAAGTGAGTAATCTCATCAAAGCCTATCCAGCTATATGCTTGTCCTTGATATCTATAAACATCAGCATCTCTTTCAAGGAAGCCAAACTCTATCTTTGCACCAGATGGAAAGTTCCAAAGCTTTTCAACTTCTCTAAATTTAGCACCGGGAAATGCTTGTGGATATAACTCACGAGACTTATCAATCATCTCACGAAGTTCTGGCATAGACCGTCTAAGGATTAAAGCACGATGAGCTTTCTTGTGACAATACCTTAGTGGGTCTACGATCATGGCAAACGATTTACCACCACCGGCAGCTCCACCATACAACACATCTTTCTCCCCAGCAGCAAGAAAGTCTGTCTGTGGACCTTCGTTAGCGTGGAATAAAACTGTATGGTTGTCTAGATTTTCTTGAACAGCCTTGGGAAGATTGTCAAGTTCATCTTCAGTGACAGGACCTTCTACAGTCTTGTCAAGTTTTTGAATTGTTTCTTTTTGCTTTTTAAAAGATTGTCTAGCGTTGTTAAGCTTGGCTTCAAGCTTTTTAATGTTACGCTGTTTACGACTAACTGTAGCTCTGGCAGCTTTAATTGCTTTTTCTGTTGAGGTCTTAGGACGACCTGCTTTCTTTTTTGGAGTTCCGTCTTTTTTTAAGACAAAGTTACCATCATCATCTTGCAAGTAAAGATGAGGATTCCTCTCCCAATCTTTCGTTTCGTTTACCATATTTTTTATCTACGTGTTTCTTGAGACCGGGAGTAGAAATTCTTCTGTCGGTTTTGTATTCTAACCAATCACATGCAGCCTGAAGTGATACCTCTTCGTTGACTATCATGTTTTCAGCAATCTGTAACGCTTCTAGTTCCTTTTCAATAGGTTTAAGAAATCCAGTAACCTCATCAAACTCATACCCGAATGGTATGGTAGAGGTGTTTCTTTTAATGTAACCTTCTGGAACTAAACGCATCTTAGATTATCTAGTCTTTTAAACTATCCACATTATAATAAGGGCTGATATAAAACCTATACCACACCATATACCCCAGACCTGCATATCTGTAAGATCATTAGTTTCAATAATACTATTTACTCTTTTTTCTAGTCTGTCTCTTAACATTTGTTTTCCTCTTGGTTGTTTGTTTCTTTGGAGCTAGAAAGTTTTTTATTGCTTCTAACCACTTCTTAATCATTGTCATTGTTGTTCTCCGTATCTTCGGTTTTCTTTTTATTAAATATTCTATCCCAGTTATCTCTGTAGTCTTGTGTATAGAAACCGGGTCTAGGATTAGCACCCTTACTGCCGTGTGTGTTTTTATAAATAGGTGATCTAAATGTTATAGGTTTTTCGTCACTGCCTATTAGTTTACCCTTACCCATAATGTTTAATGTAAATTTCTATAGTCATCTAAATTAACTACATTATCGTGTTCAATATCTGAATCATCAATATAAATACTATCAAGCTCTCCAACAACAACTAAGTTATTTTTAAGTGCTGCAATTTCTGCTGTCTCAAATGTTGGAGCAATAATGTTAGGACCAGCAAAGGTTGTCCCATAAGCTTCGATCTCTGTTAAAAATATTTTCATACTATTGCCAATCCTATATACCAACCTAACATAAATAACAACGCAGCCATCAGTGGATACGCTTTACAAAATAAAAACACCTCATTCAGGAACTGTCTCATAATCGCCATCTGTAATATCAATTGCCTTTTTCTCTGGGAGAATAAAGATACCACCACCGGTATTATGATTAACATCTATCCTGTCAGTCTTACTAACCCCTACACGATCTAATATCGTTTGTGCAGCTTGTAACTTATAATTAGCTTGAGGTATTGGTCTATCTGATTTCAAAACCTCTATAAT